AGCATGTCCATTATTCTCCTTAGCTTCTTAACTGAGACTCCAGATCTGGCACTAAAGGCATCAAGCCCGAACACCAACTGCCCCCTCTTGACTTCAACAAGCTGGCCGTAAACATTCGCCTTTTTGTCCTCGAAGTTTGCCTCACAAAGAAGCCTAACCCACACAGCCAAAGCCTCTGGCTCTGTCGCGCACCAGTGATCGAGAAGTGCGCGATGAATCTTGATCCAACCAGGTGCAGACATCAATCAGACCTCTGGAAGGTATCCGTTGAGAATAAGAGAAAGGTTTTTTGCTATTTCCAATATCTCGCCGATCTGCGCATCAAGCTGGGCTGCCACCTCTCTTTGCGACTTTGCGCAATCCTTACTTCCTGCAAGATTTCCATTTAGCCTTGAAAGGCTATCTGCCGCCTCCAACTTAACAACGATAAGCTCTGAAGCCATCTTGCAAGCAAAAACATGTGTGTTATCCATAATCACTCCCCCAGCTTAATCAGTTCAGAAACCTTCATGCCAAGCGCGTCTGCGACCGATTCCATTGCCGCGATGCCAACCCGCTCTTTGTTGCACATTTGGCAGATGTAAACGTGATGGCGGCCCATCAGCTCAGCAAGATCTCGCTGCTTCATTCCGCGCATTGCCAATGCGACCTTGATTGACTTCCCCATATTCATCTATCAGCCCTCTTTTGTGTGTTTCAAGTTGATGGCTGCAATCTTACGCCGTTAATCATAACTGTCAACAGAAAAGATATTAACTTTTTATCTTGACTCAATCCACCGCGGTGCTACTATGACCACATCAACGGAACGCAGCGAGGCTGACATGAGTAATCGAGAGAGTGGCTTTTACTGGGTGAAGTATTACCAAGAGACAGGCTGGGTTGTTGCGGAGTGGAGAAGCGGCTTGAAGAAGTGGCGTTGTGGAAACTGGTTTTGTAAAGACGCCGACTTTGCAGAGATTGACGAAAGAAAGCTCACAAGAGCAGAATGAACAAACATCAAGGCATGTAGCCGATAGGAGAGAGAAGATGAAAGCATTGATTGGAGTTGTGATGATGTGTGTGGCTGGTGGTGTTGCAGCGGAGGATTCCGCGCTGGTTAAGTGCACCAGATATGCAGAGCTTGCGCAGACTGTCATGAAAGCCCGCCAGGCTGGTGTTCCTCTAGCTAAGTTGCTGGAGACATCAACCAACGTAGAGGCATTTTCAGGGTTGTTTATGATGGCTTACGAATATCCGGCATACCACTCACCAGAGATGCAGGAAAAGACAATCTCTGATTTCTATGCCAGTGAGTTCATCGCCTGCATGAAGGAGATTAAGTGATGGAAAACTGCGAACTTGGCTGCTTTGGATTCGATGACGTAATCATGGGCGGCCTTGACCTGATGCAGGCTTGCCGAGATGGTAGTGGCTTGGTGATTAATGGCGATTTGCAAACTGTTTTTGTTGTGGAGGAAGAGTGATGAGATTGAAAGTTGGGAGTGTCGTTAAGTGCGTATCGCACACATACGAAGAGGATAGTGAATACCTAACCGTGGGTCGCAATTACGAGGTGAAGGATGTTGATTATCTTGGGGGTTTCGAGATTGAATTCAACAATGGCGAGGCTGGGTATTGCCTTACTAGCGAGTGCGCTCACGGCGAGTGGGAGTTATTGGAGGATTCTGAGTGAAATACGAGCTTACTCGTGATGAGATTGAGGAGATGGCAGTATGTATCGCGGATTGCGGATTAAGCCGTGAAGATGCAGCAAGGTATGCGGTAGAGTTTGCCATTGAGTGTCAAAAGCAAGATGTGGAGGATGTGGAATGAAGTCATGCAAAGAATGTGGTAGCTACGCCATAAATCACCATTGCCACGGTCGAGATGGTAGTGATGGTGATTTGTGTGATGTGTGCTACTGGCGCAAGCGAGCTGGTGGCTTTGAAACAAAGGAAGTAACTAAGGAGAAAAAGAAATGAGCTTTGACGTTGTAACTTTCGTAAATCAGCAGGTTGGATTGTTTACTGGGGCGGCGACAGACCAGTCAGTAACTTGGGCCAAGGAAAGTCAGTTTGCCATCCAGGCATTCCAGAAGAATGATTTTCTGGCTAAGACGGCGATGGCTAATCCAACCAGTGCGCAGAACGCCATCATTAACGTGGCCGCCATTGGCATCACATTGAACCCGGCGGCGAAACTCGCATACCTGGTGCCGCGCGATGGCGGCGTGCATCTTGATATCAGTTACATGGGATTGCTTCACCTTGCGCAAGTATCCGGGGCGATTCAGTGGGGTCAATGTAAACTCGTGCACGCTAACGACACATATGAATCTAACGGGCTGGATAAGGCTCCCACTCACAAATACAACGCATTCGGCGAGCGCGGGCCAGTTGTAGGCGGTTACTGCACTGTAAAGACGCAGCAGGGGGACTATCTCACCGATGAAATGTCACTCGCTGAAATCAAGCAAGTTGAGAGCACCAGCAAGGCCAAAAACGGTCCCTGGAAAAACTGGTGGGAAGAAATAGCCCGCAAGACCATCGTTAAGCGAGCCGCAAAATACTGGCCGCGAGTTGAGAGAGTTGATAACGCCATCCATCATCTGAATGACGATGAAGGCATCGAGATGGAGCCGGTAATGCCGCACAAGCCAGAGATTGAAGTTGCAGCGGAAGCAGCAGAACGTTTCAGTCGAATGGAGTCGCTGGCGCTAGACCTTATCGAAGGGATGCGGCAGGCTGAAAACATGGATGAACTGAAAGACCTATTCGGCAAGGCGTACACCATGACCAAAGGAACCAAACTGCAATCAAACGTTCAGGCCGAATACGCCAAGAAGAAGCAACAACTTGAAGGAGCAATCTAATGACCGAGCTTTACAAAATCGCCAATGAGTACGCCGCGCTGATGAGCGAGGACTTGCCGCCAGAGCTTATCGCTGACACACTGGAAGGCATCGAAGGCGAGTTCACCGACAAGGTTTCAGCCATCTTGGCGCTATGCAAAAACGAGTCGGCGTATGCTGACTCACTTAAAGAAGAGGCTGCATCACTCAACGAGCGAGCCAAGGCAATCGCCAACAAAGTAGAGCGCCTGCGCCAGTACATCGCTGATTGCATGATTCAGGCTGAAATGAAGAAGGTTCGCGCTGGTGTGCATGAAGTAACGCTGCGAGATGCAAGCAAGATTGTCGAAATCACAGACCCGATGGCAATTCCAGTTGATCTGGTTGAGTACGAAACGCTGGTCAAGCCTAACAAGCTGGAAATCAAGCGGCGCATCTTGGCTGGAGAAGAGATTGCAGGCGCTACCGTTAAAGACGGAAAGCAATCATTGATTATCAAGTGACATTGGATCACAATCATCATTCACAAATTGAGGGTTAGGAAATGGGAACTACCGTTACATTTAAATTGAACAAGGACGCTACGCAGTTTCAAGCGGGAGAAAGCGTTGGGTTCGGCATTCGCGGTGGCGTGAAGTTCTATGACCGCCAGACAAAGCAAGATGATTGGTGTAATTATGAAACGGTGATTTTTGCAAAGCAGCAAAAACAGGTTGAGTTTTACCAGTCCGCATTGGTTGCTGGCTCAATCGTAGAGGTTACCGGACAGAAGCAGCGAATCAAGCAATTCCAGGGTAATAACGGATTATCGCTCAGTATTGAGCTACTTGATGCGTCAATCGGCTTCATTGGAACTGCTGGCGCACCGCAATCGCAAGGCCAGCAGCAAGGCTGCCAGCAACAGCCGCAGCAGCGACAACAGCAAAACAGCTATGCTCAGGCTAGTGGCGGAATGCAGCGACCGCAGCAGATGCAGCAGCCGCAAGGTGGCTATCAGGACTTCGACGAGAGAATCCCGTTCTGATGCAATGGAGCCTTCGGGCTCCTTTTTATTGACCTTGAGATCTCCATGGCGTATCTTTGATGAAATACTTTGTGGAGATTGTCATGGGCAAGTTGGAATCGAAATATTCAAAGCGTATCGGAAAAGAGATTGTCGATGTTTACGATGTGCTGATGGCGTTCAACGTAACCAATCCAGCCACTCAACACGCAATCAAGAAGCTGCTTATGCCTGGTAATCGCGGCCATAAGGATAAGCTAACAGACCTGAAAGAGGCATATCAATCGATTGCGCGAGCAATCGAACTGGAGAGTGAGGATGCAAGCTAACTTTCCTGCATTGATGGATATGGCCCGCAGAGCTGAATGTGATCGCATGTATTACCTCGCAGTGTATTACTACCGCAGCGCACTGAATTACGTGTGCGACGACAAGCGCCGAAAGTGGATACGTGAACGAATCAAGTTTTGCACATTGGCAGGAATGCGAATTGATGCAGTTGTTGATAAAGAAGAGGAAAGGGAGTTAAGCGTTTATGATGTATCGTGATGTCACAAAATCTATCATGGATGATGATTATTTTGGTGAGCTGGAAAAGTACGACAAGTGCGAGTTCTGGCTTGAGCAAGAATTGGAGCGTGTGCGAGAAGGTCGCCGCGAGCATATTAACAAAAACAACCTAAACAAAGATGACGAGAAAACAACTATTTGAAAGCCTGCTAGGCGAAGAAATCGAGTTTCACGTTCCTGACTTTTTCGGGATTAACTCAATTGGGGTTGTAGAGAAAGTTACCGAGCATTACGTTATCATTTCTGGTGCGGTGTACGCGCTGCAAGATGTGGAGGTTGAGTGAAGAACAAACGAAACCTAGTTGTCGGTGGCTCGCTTGCAATGGCAATGGTTGCGTCAATGACAGCCTATTTTGAGTCGTCAGGAAAGGTAATCACAAAAGCCTACCTAGACCCCGTTGGCATTCCTACAATCTGCGATGGCATCACCAAAGGCGTTTACATTGGAATGGAAGTTACACCTGAATGGTGTCGCCTAGCCAAGGAAAAGGAAATAACCAATCACAGCCGCCCGCTGCAAGATGTTCCATATGATTTGAAGGTGCGCGAGAAGGTGGCTTTTACTGATTTGGCTTTCAATATCGGTGAGTCAGGATTGGCTAGCTCAACCATCATGCGCAAACTGAAATCTGGCGACACAAAAGGCGCTTGCGATGCAATATTGATGTGGAAATACGCCAAGATTAACGGCGTAAAAACCGACTGCTCAAAGCAATCAAGCGGCTGTCACGGCATTTGGATCCGCCGCAACGCAGAGCGTGATGTTTGCCTCGGCACAATATCGGTTCGTGACGCGCAGAAGCTGTTTATCAACCTTCCTGTTGGCGGTGAACTGTGGGGTGATAATGAAGATTGATGAAATAGAATGCAAAGCATGCGGATGCAAAGGTATTCACGCATGCATTGGCAAGCAAGTTCCAATGACAAAGGTTGGTGATGCTATTTTTGTGAATGGAATTCGAGACTTCATTGATAGGCAGGTGATCAAAAACAGAGATGCATGCTAGTTTGCGGGGAGGTTCATGGAATTGGAAATCTTCCATGCCCATACATGAGGATTGAATGATGCCTATTGGAGCAAGGGCTATATCTGTTGTTGTGGTAATCGGCCTTTTTTGTGGCTCGCTTTATGGCGCATATCTGCATGGCCGCTCAACAGCAATAGCGGAGATTGAGTCCGCGCAAGCAAAGCAGCACAATAAGCAATGGAGTGAGCTGTTTGCGTTACAGGGACAGCTTTCCACTCGCGATTTACAGCTTGCAGAAGAGCAAGCCAAGAAGGCGCAAGTTCGCACCGTCAAAGTAATCGAGAAAGAGGTGATTTACCGTGACCGCATCAAAAATCCTGATACCGCTCAGTGCGTTGCTGATAGCGGGCTGCTCGAACTCTACGACGCCTCCCTCGGCCTTGATAAGCCCGCCGAGTGACTTGCTGGTCATTCCGGCTCCACTCATGGCCACGGATGGCGACCCGGAAACAGCCCCGTCCGCCATGAGGCATAATGGGGCGGTATTATTAGGCGATCGTGACAGACTGGTCAGGTGGCAGGCGTGGTGGGTCGGCTCTACCCGCGCAAGCGCCAACAAGGATATGATGCGAAGATGAATAAACCCCGCCGAAGCGGGGTTATCTGTTACACCATGAACCATCAAATAATCTCTAGCGCCATCACTTCCTACCACTCAGACGTCACAATAAAGCCGTGCATACATATTCTAAACGCCTCTTGCGCGGGCTCGTTAACCGCCAGTGCAACAACCAGCTTATTGCCTCGCCAATATTCTCCTGTGCCAAAGTAAAGCGACTTAGATAGAGCGGGTACTGACGGGGTAAACACAAAACCGAAAGAAAGGGCCTCCGGGGACGTAGTGGCCCCTTCGTCTTGAGTATAGTGGAAATACATTGTGCCAGATTGAGACCCGGTTACGTCAACCAGCTCAAAATCGGTAGTCATGTACTGTTGCATTGGAATGTTCGTAATAGCAACAGGGTAAGTACCCTTGAACAGGATTCCTCCAATTGGAAAAGATAATCCGTTGAAAGCGAACTCCGCATCAGTACCCGGACGGAGCACGCCGAGGCAAGTCGTGCCTGATTGCACAAAAGTAGGCGCCCCATCCTGCTTTTGAACCACAAAAACACCATCCCTTGCCGCGCAAGGGGGGATGCTGTCTGGGTTTTGACCCGTGCCACCAATCCGATACGCCTTAGGTATGCGGTCACCGTTCATGACTATTTCACAGAACGTCTTAGACAGTGCACGGAGGTCGGTATCAGTACGGACGCCCGCTGTTACCACTGGGTCCAGCGGGTCCCACGCCCACACCCCGAAGTCGCCACCTGCCGCCCGGACCAGCTTCGATGATGTGGCCTTTATCTGCTGGAAATCAGCAGAGAAGCTTGTACTTTTGAACAGCCCACAAACAGGAATAATCTTAGACCCAGGGCAATACACGGCTGCTACACCTACGTCCCTGCGCATATTGCGCAAGTCATTATTAATGTTCTCCAGTAAGGTCGCCCCCGGCGTGGTATGAGAGTATGCGTCAACGAACATTATGTCATACCCATGAGTCCACGGGTTGTACCCGTTGCGGTAGCTAGAGTAGTTGGCAATGCTGTCTACGCAATTTAAATTCTTCTCTGTGATTGCCCGCAGTGCTGTAAGACGCTCACTCTGCCTAGCAACACTGACACCATTCCAAGTGGGCTCATCAAAAACAGAAAACCCAAAAACGGCTGGGTGCGGTGAGAAAGTGTTTACATAGTCGATAGCCATGCCGTCAGTGGCAATCTCCCACCCTGTGTGCATATTCACACTAAGACCGGCCGTTTGCGCATTATCAAGCGCCAGTTTAAGTGCATCCTTTAATGTATCGTTGTTCAACTCCGGCCGGTCTACGTACAGCGCCCCCACATGAAGAATTGCATTGAACCCCATCGAACGGATGTACATGAATTCGATAAGGTCATAAACCTTGAATACATAAAGCAATTTCAGATTTTTCTGGAAACCGCCACCCTGCTCGCCATTAAAGGTAAAGGCTCCGAGGTCACTCAAACCAGGCCGCGTTGGGTTGATATTTAATGGGCCGATTATTCGGTTACCCTTACTCTGGATAATTCCATTGACGTTATACGTTACTGTTGGATTTGGGACCAGAGGAAGGCCTGTATCAAGTGCAGCCTGTAACGCCGCCGACCAGTCGCCAGATACAACAAGGTGCTCGTAAGCATCAAGATATGCCACGTTTTTAATAGCGTCGGTAAGTACGCCGCCCGCCGATAGCCCGATAAGATTCGTGCCCACAGGGGAGGCAAGTTGAGATCGTAAAACATCTCCACTTTTGTCACTCCAGCCGGCCGACGCCGGAGTCTCCCCGACCACAACGGTGTGCGGATACGGGCCTGAGTGGGAGTGTCCATTACCAGTCGCCTCGTCGATTAACACATCTGTCGCAGAATCGACCTTTTCACCAGCGACGAACGCCCCCTTCACAAGATACCCCGCCTCCGCATAGCTACGGCGCAGTGCTTCGCGGGCCTGGACACTCAATTGAGGGTCGAATCGACTCATCCACGCGCCGACAGCAATGCCACCCGTGGTGAGTGGTGTGCTACCGGGCGATACTACTTTACCTGATGGTGGGAATGAGCCACTCCATCCGTATTCCTGACCGTCACCGCCATCTGCAATATCCCACAGCAGAGTCTGGCGCGGATTGGTTAATGTCGCGCCAGCGGCAAACGTACCAACGCGAGTGAACCCCACATTCAGAATCTGGGAGTCGAACTCGGAGTTCATTCCGTGAATTGTTTTTCGCTCAATTCCGAGTCGATCAGTGAACTCGTCGCTTGCTGAGTTTACGAACTCGTCAAAATTCTTTGCGTTGTCAGACATGTCTCGCACGTCTGTTGACTCTATTGGATTTCCAGTGTTATAGCGAGTAGACATCTCTAATCCTCGTTTGTGTTTGTTGGATTATACCATTCGAGCCATGAGTTTAGGCGGATTGTCCAAGTTTCATCTGCGCTATCAAGGCGGCACCATGATGTGTCGCTAATCAGGATTGCGCATAGTTGCGAACCTTCTGCGTATCCGAACTCGCATCTTGAGCCAGTCTCTTGCGCAACATACCAAACTGCATCGCCGAAATCACACATTCTGATATGTCCGCTCGTCGTAATTTATGCAGGAGATTTTCACAGTTCCATCTGATGATGGCTGCTTGTCAGTGATGACGTACAGGTCAGCCTCTTTCTCTGCCGTGGTGCGGATGATGAATCGACTGCCAACTTGGCTGTTAAGTTGGTCTGCAACGTATGCACCTGCCATTGGTGATGTTGTTGTGAATGATTGCTCATCCAATGAAGCAATCTCAACCCATTCAGTTGTTTGACCGTTAGCCTTTGTGCATGTTGCCCAGTAAGTTACCCCAGATTCCAAATCGCCAAGCCACGCGCTTGATGTGTAGGTGTTGCCAGAGATTCCTACAACCTCTCCATTTACCACGTATTCGTCGGCGTATTCAACGAAGCGAATCATGTCTCCGAATCTCGGGATAAACCCATCATCAACAACGTTAAACGTTACTGACTCGTTTTGGTAAATCAGTTTATTGAATTCAAGTCTGGCCCTGTGCATGGCCTGCGTCTCATTGCCACAGCCAAGGAACTTTATCTCTTTCGGATGGAAGCTGTCTGACTCAATGACGTTTCCGTTGTTATCTAATGCTAAGTTGATGTACCGCTTCTTGTTCTTATCGTTTACGTCCACCCACTCAAGCCTCACCCCAGTGTATTGGTCTTTGAGCATAAATGAATATGTCTTGCTGTATTGGTCATCGGCAAGGTTGTAGGCGTCAAACTGAGCAACAACGATGCTTCTTGGTTCGTCTCTGACGAAGAACTCCTTGATCCCGTCATAGCTGGTGTCAACATCAAGCAACAGAGCCAAGGTCTTTACGCGATCACCAAGCGCTTGGTCAGCATCGTCAAAGGTAATTGAACACTTTGTCAGGTCTGGATTTATTGCGTAAACCTTATCGTGGATTGCGTAAAGCTCATCAACGTCAATTTCATCAACCGAACCGCCGCCCATCACGATGTAGTTATGCAAAATTGCATCAGCAGCAAACTCGCTGGAGCGAAGGTCTGCCGGAATCTCTGTTTTTGTTATGGCATTCCAGCCACGAATAGTTGAGCCATCCCACCAGATCATTTTCCGGCTCGCCATGACGTTGAATTTCATCTCCGTTCCGGTTTCTGCGTTACCTGCCGTTGACTGGATTGTTAGAGTTGTATCCTCTGGATGAACAACGTTGGTCTTGACGCGAATTGCAGCTATTGATTCAAGAGTTGACTGACTTGAACCGTCATCATTTGAGTTATTAGTCCTGCGAGCCCTTACACGATAATAGCTAAGCGGCAGAGACTGCACTTTAAATGTGAATGACTTGTCATCAAACGTGTCGTCGTTGTAAGTTGCTACCGCTGATAATGCAGTGCCTGATGGAGTCCCCGCTGAGTCGCAAGGCTGATATTCAAACTCAATTACAGCCTCGCCTTTCAGGCCCCTACGGAATACCGTGTTGAACCAAAGCTCAGTGCACTCAACAGTTGACAGGAACCAGCCAACATAAAGCGCCTCTGTCTCTGTGATTTTTACATTGCCAGTAAAGTTTATGAATCCAGTAGTCCCACCCTTAAAATCGGGCGATGACACTGTGAATGTGTCGGTGCCTGAGTCATATGATATGTAAGCGAATGACGCCACATACTCGAATGACTGCGTGGTGCCGAACGAATTCTGCATGAAGTAGTTAAACTTGATTGCCTCGGCGGATATCTTGTCTTCAATTGTTCTTCCGTTAAACCATGCCCCAAGCTGACCGCCACCTCCTGACGATGGGGGAATACTTGGCGTTGGGTTGCTATAAACAACGGTAAATAGCAGCGATCCACTCTATGTTGTGCTAACAGTTGGCGAATCATATGCTGGAGCTAATTGATCCGGCTCCACCTCGTTAACACCTTTCAGCTCAGTGCCTGAAGAGTCAATCTCAGGGAATGAGAATTGCTCACGGACGATTGGATTCACCTCTCCTGGCTGATAAACCGTGTAGGTTGATTCTTGGAATGTCGCCAGCGCAGAATCAGAGAACCTGAATTGCGTAAGGTCGTAGTAGCCAAGCCCGATGTTGAAATAGTGAGTCAAAACTTTTTTGTTGTTGACGTACTCCAGCAAAGCCTCGCCAATCAAATCAGGGTATGCTCTAACCTTTCCGTAGCTGTCAGGGCGCTGGCTGTAAAGGCGAGCCGTGTTTGTCTGACCAGTGAACTCGGTGTTGCCTGACGATTTTCCGGCCCTATCATTAAGATTACCAAGCGCCCTTCTTGACAGAACGTATGATGCCGCCGCGCCAACCACTGCAACAACCAACGAAATCCATGTGAACGGATCTGCTTGCGGCCTGACGCAGATGGTAAGCAGGTCGCCATCATTAGGCTTTGCGTGGCAATCAAACTTGCGATTCTTGATGCGCTTGCCGTTTAGATTGATAGTGGTGAAATCTGGGTCTAAAAGCTGATGATGGGCCGAAAGAATGTTTTCAGCCCATGTCTTTGACGTATCAAGCGGTCGGCGAATCTTCTTTAGCGGTGTGTCGATTATCAACATGTCGATAGAATTCCAGTCTGTGGCGTCTGATTACGCCTATTCTATCGCATTGCACCCTAGTGTGTCTGGCGTGGAGAATTAGCTCACCACCACCAACAACAATGCCAACGTGGCGCGGCTCACCAAGCTGGTCGAATGCCATGAACACCACGCCAGCATCTTTTTTATCGCAAGGCTCCCACGCTTCAGACTGAATCTCATGCTCGAAGCCGACAGCAATGTCATCATCGTGGTGATCATCAAGCTCAACACTAAGCACATCACGATAGTAGCGCACAACCAGAGCCCAGCAGTCGATACCAGACTCATCGTTACCTCTAACGCGATATGGCTTGCCAACCCAGTGGCTAATGAACTCTGCTTCTGTCACACACCCTCCAATCCACTCCACTCGTCGATTCGATAGATGCGAGATACCCCACGAGTCATTGTGTTGATCTTCTCGACTTTGAAAGTGACACTATCAACCGACATTGAAACGCCCTCATTGCTCAAATCAAGCTCATAGCTGAACATTGGCTCGGTGAGATCTGAGTCAGACCAGTGAGACATGACAACTTTGACTGGCTCCTTGATGCGCATGAATTGCGGAATGCTACGAATGGTGCGCTGCACTATGTCACCAACAACAGGGCGAGCCATTGAGAAGCTGGCCTCCGGCTGCGACTCTCCATCTATTTTCGGGTATTGCACCTCGACGTAGCAGGGCTGGTACTCGTTGCCAAGCAGGGTGATTGGATCGTACTGGTTCGCCACGATGCGAATGGTGTCGATGGATGAGTGACTAAACTCAATGGTGTCAAACTCCAGCACGGGGGCCTTGGTTGTCCATATTGTTGCGTTATCTGGCATTACGCCTCCGGTAGTTGCTGGTTCATTACCAAATCAAACAGGCTGCGCTGTGCGAAGAATTCAGAGTTAACTAGATCCTCATGGTCAAACCACCATTGCGGAATCGGAACTTTGCGAGCGATAGCCGTTGCTTGGTAGCTGAATACGTTATGCGCCTCTTGCGTCTGAGAGAATGTATCTGGCGTGAGCTGTAGCGTGTGCAGCAGCTTCCCCCACTCGGTATCAATCTCAAGCTGAAACTGATTGCGACCCATCGCTAGGCCGCTTGAACTCATGCTGTAAAACCAAGTCTGGAACTGTGCCGCCTGGTCGCGAGTCATTCGCCAAGTAAGGTCATAGGTCACTGGTGCGTCATTGTTGAGTCGTTTAACATAGCCAGGCCCCCTCACCGGCTGCACAAGCTGAAATGTCTGAGCCTGAGTGCGTGACACTGAAATCAATGGCTTTGGCACTGTCGGCGGATATGGAACTATTGCCATGTTGAATCCTCGTTTGTTGCTGACATTTTACCACGCATCACTGAGCCTTCCATTTTGTGCCAGTCGATGACGCCAGCGCCCTGCCAACTCCGCCTCGCCGCTGGCTATTCTGTTTTGCCACCTCTCCGATAATCACATCTAGCTGCTTGCCATCCATTGACGTTTTGGTCTGCACATTCTCGCCAGAGTAGTTGTGCACCTGAACGCTTTGGCTGAATCCACCACCGCCGATTTGGTCGTTTGGTATGACCTTGCCGCCGTCACCTGGAATCATGAAGTTTTTGCCGCCAGACTGGAAAATCTCTGGTGCGCCACCTTCACCAACTCGGTACATCTTGCCTGCGTCAACTGGGCCGCCGAACTCGCGTGCGCCAGCAACAGGTGCTAGTGCAATTGCAGGTGAGCCAATTGCCTGAGCGGCTGCGGCTGCCGCCCCTGCTGCTGCTGGAGCTAGGCCTGGGCCAACAATGGGGATTGCTGCTGTTGCCGCAAACGCCGCCTGCGCCGCTAGGGCAGACTGCATGGCAACCTGAGCGGTTATCGCACCTGTCATCATTGCCGCCTTTCCGGCATTCTGCGCCTGTTCAGCCGCAAATGCAGACTGAGATATGACTTGGTTTTTTACATACTGAAGCCCAACCTCAACCAGTGCGCCAACCGCCTGATTTAGTATCACGTTGGCGAAGTTCTGCATAGCCTCAGTAACCGACATG